AACTTAGTAGACGGAGATGTCTATGGAAAGATCTTTCCTAATGTGGCTCTTCGTCACGACAGTAAGGCTGCTGGACGATGGGCTACTAATGCTGATGGCGATTACTTTGCTATTGGTGTGGGCGGTACCGTTACAGGTAAAGGCGCTGATCTGCTCATTATTGACGATCCACACTCGGAACAAGAAGCAGCGTTAGCCGCTTCGGATCCTTCGGTCTACGACAAAATCTTTGAATGGTACGGATCTGGTCCACGCCAGCGTCTCCAGCCTGGAGGGTCTATTGTTATTGTGATGACCCGCTGGTCTAAACGGGATCTGACGGGGCGAGTCCTTCAGTCCATGGTCGAAAGGGACGGGGACGAATGGGAACTTATTAATCTCCCTGCTATCCTGCCTACAGGTCAACCCCTCTGGCCTGAGTTCTGGAGTATGGAAGAATTAGAAAAACTGCGCAATGAACTTCCTATCTCCAAATGGTCAGCCCAGTACCAACAAGACCCAAGCTCAGAAGAAGGCGCCCTTGTCAAACGGGAATGGTGGCAGATCTGGGACAAAGAAAATCCCCCGCAATGTGACTTTGTTATCCAGTCTTGGGATACCGCCTTTACTAAAAACGAGCGTTCAGACTACTCCGCCTGTACGACTTGGGGAGTCTTCTATATGAACGAAGACCCCAATGATGCTAACATTATCTTGCTTGACGCACTTAAAGAACGGCTGGAATTTCCTGAACTGAAGAAACGGGCTATGGAAATGTACCAAGAATGGGAACCCGATGCATTTATTGTGGAAGCAAAAGCCTCTGGTGCTCCCCTTATATTTGAGCTAAGATCCATGGGTATACCAGTACAAGAATTTACACCGACCCGTGGTAATGACAAGATCTCCCGTGTAAACTCTGTAGCAGACATGTTTGCATCAGGAAAAGTATGGGCGCCACGAAAGCGTTGGGCGGAAGAGGTTATTGAAGAGATGGCAGCGTTTCCAAACTCTGACCACGATGACTTGGTTGACTCGTCAACACAAGCGCTATTACGTTTTAGAAAAGGCGGGTTTATCCGACTTCAAAGCGATGAACCAGATGAACCACGGTACTTTAAATCTAAAAGACCAGTCAGTTATTACTAAGGAAAAATTATGGCAATTGAAAAAGCACTCTACGAATTACCCAAAGGTCTTGAGGCAACAGCCATGGAACCCATTGAGATTGAGATCGAAGATCCAGAATCCATCAAAATTGGTATAGATGGCTTAGAGATTAAGATTGAGCCTAAAGAAGAAACTGCCGATGACTTTGACGCCAACCTTGCCGAGTACCTAGACAAAGGGTATTTAACCCAGATGTGCGGTGACCTTCTGGGTGATGTAGAAGGTGACGTTAGTTCCCGTAAAGAATGGATGCAGACGTACACGGACGGGATTGAGCTACTCGGAATGAAGATTGAAGTACGGTCTGAGCCATGGGAAGGCGCTTGCGGTGTCTATCATCCCCTGCTCTCCGAAGCCCTAGTCAAGTTCCAAGCCGAGACAGTGATGGAGACTTTACCTCCAGCGGGTCCAGTAAAAACCGTGGTTGTTGGCAAAGAGACACCAGAGATTATGGCAGCTGCTGATCGTGTTCAAAAAGACATGAACTACCAAATTACTGAGAAGATGCCAGAGTACCGTCCAGAACATGAGCGTATGTGCTGGGGTCTAGGACTCTCAGGTAACGCTTTTAAGAAAGTCTACTTTGACCCATCCTTAAACCGCCAAGTTGCTTTGTTTGTACCAGCCGAAGACTTAATTGTTCCGTATGGCGCATCCGATCTTCAAAGCGCAGACCGTGTTACCCACGTCATGCGCAAGACCGAGAACGAGTTACGTAAGCTGCAGGTTGCAGGATTCTACCGAGATGTAGACCTTGGCGATCCAGTTAACTCGTTTGATGACGTAGAAAAGAAAATTGCTCAAAAGATGGGATTCCAAGCCACAACGGATGACCGCTATAAACTACTTGAAATCCAAGTAAACCTTGATATTGAAGGCTTTGAAGACAAAGACGAAGACGATGAACCTACTGGCATCGCCCTTCCCTATATTGTCACTGTCGAAAAGGGAACGCAAACAGTATTAGCGATCCGTAGAAACTGGAGACCTGAAGATGAAACCAAACAAAAACGCAATCACTTCGTTCATTACGGCTACGTGCCTGGCTTTGGCTTTTATTGTTTTGGTCTCATTCATCTTGTGGGCGCCTTTGCAAAGTCTGGAACGTCTATTATTAGGCAGCTGGTCGATGCTGGAACGCTTTCAAACTTGCCAGGTGGCTTTAAAGCCCGTGGACTGCGCATCAAAGGCGATGACACCCCAATCAGCCCTGGAGAGTTCCGAGACGTTGACGTCCCAAGTGGAGTCCTTAAAGACAACATTCTGCCATTACCGTATAAGGAACCCTCACAAGTCTTATATAGTCTGCTTGGCACAATTGTAGAAGAAGGTCGCCGTTTTGCCTCGGCATCCGATATGAAGATTGCCGACATGTCAGCCAACACCCCCGTTGGTACGACACTGGCTATCCTAGAACGTACCCTTAAGGTTATGTCTGCGGTTCAGGCTCGTGTTCACTATTCAATGAAGCAAGAGCTAAAGCTCTTAAAAGACATTATTCGGGACTACACCCCTGATGAATATAACTACACGCCTGACGTTGGCAATCGTTTTGCTAAACAAGAAGACTACGACAACTGTGACGTAATCCCTGTAAGCGATCCTAATGCCGCTACCATGAGCCAGAAAGTGGTTCAATATCAAGCCGTCTTGCAACTTGCCCAGCAAGCTCCGCAGCTGTACGACTTAGGTCAATTGCACCGCCAGATGCTGGAAGTCTTGGGAATTAAGAATGCTAAGAAGCTGGTTAAGATCGAAGACGATCAGATGCCAGAGGATCCTGTAACGGAAAACATGAACATTATGAACATGAAACCCGTTAAGGCGTTCTTGTATCAAGACCATCAAGCGCACATTCAGGTGCATATGAACGCCATGCAAGACCCTAAACTGGCTCAGTTAATTGGTCAAAACCCACAGGCTCAGGCAATTGGTGCGGCGGCGATGGCGCATATACAACAACATTTAGCCTTTGAGTACCGCAAGCAAATGGAAGAAATGATGGGCGTTCCATTACCTTCTGGCGAAGAGGAAAACGATGAAGGTATGCCAAAAGACATGGAAGTACAAATATCTAGAATGGCAGCACAGGCTTCTGATCAGTTGTTAAATCGCAACAAAACCGAAGTGGCTGCACAACAAGCCCAACAAGCAGCCCAAGATCCAGTCATTCAAATGCAAGCCAAGGAACTTGAACTCAAACAGCAAGAGGAACAACGAAAAATGCAGAAAGATCAATCTGATGCAGCTGCCAAAGCAGCCCAACTTCAGATTGAGAAGGAAAGAATTGCTTCACAAGAGCGTATAGCCCAAGCTAATCTAATGTCCAAACAACAAAAAGACAAGCAAGAGCTAGAACTCAAAGCAATGCAAGCAGTAGCCAGTGTTAATAAACCTCAAACAGGGAAAAGATAGTGGATCAAAATTTAGATTACCTCTTAAGAGAGTACAAAGAACGCATTGATATGCTCCAAAAAGCTATTTCTGCGGGAAATTGCACCAATTTTGAGGAGTATAAGTCAGCATGTGGGCAGATTCGAGGTCTTGAGTCCGCATGTTTAACCATTACAGACCTCAAACATAGAATGGAGAACTCGGATGAGTGATACAACGATACTGATTGGCTCAAATCCCAATCAGCCACAAGTTGTAGGAGCAGTAAACCTTAGTTCAAGTAACGAAGAAAAGGCAAAAGTCCTTCCTGAGCCTTCTGGATACCGTATTTTAGTAGCTATTCCAGAGCAAGATAAGGAATATGAAAGCGGAATCATCAAAGCTGATTCTGTTATGCACACGGAAGAGCTACTTTCTACCGTGTTCTTCGTAGTTAAGATGGGTCCAGATTGCTACAAAGACGCAACTCGGTTCCCAACTGGGCCATGGTGCAAAGAAGGTGACTTTATTCTAGCCAGACCAAACTCTGGCACACGATTAAAGATCCACGGACGAGAATTTAGGATTATCAATGACGATTCTGTAGAAGGAATAGTTCAAGATCCCCGTGGCATAACCAGAGCATAAGGAGAAAATAATGCCAGATATTGAAATGACGGAATATAAATTCCCCGATGAAATTATTAAAACAAAGTCTGAAGATGAAGATCTAGATCCTATTGAAATTGAGGTTATAGACGATACACCAGAGGATGACAGGGCTAATTCAGAGCCTATGCCCAAGGAAATCGTTGACGAACTTGATAACATTGACCTAGAAGTTTTTACTGGCGAAGCAAAGAAGAAGTTGTTGCAGATGAAAAAGGTCTACAACGATGAACGCAGAGCCAAAGACGCTGCTGATAAAGAACGTCAAGAGGCGGTTGATTTTGCTCAAAAAATTATTGAGGAAAATAAACGGCTTAAGACAAAACTGTCTGCTGGAGAACAAACCCTTGTAAGCAATTACAAGGAAAACGTTACCCGTGAACTAGAACAGGCTAAACAGGCTTATAAGGATGCTTATAACTCTGGAGACTCTGATCTTTTGGTTGATGCCCAAGAAAAACTGACTGATGTAAAGTTAAAAGCGCAGGATTTAGAAAGATATAAACCTGAATTTTCACAAGAGGCTTTACAATCTCAAGAAAATGAGGTACAAATACCTCAAACCCAACGCACGGACTCAAAAACCCAGGCGTGGCTGGACAAAAACAGCTGGTATGGGGTAGATGATGATATGAGTTACCTAGCAATGGGTATTCATAGGCGCCTTGAGCGTGAAGGAGTTGCACTTGGCTCTGATCACTATTATGGCGTGATTGACAAAGAGATGCGTCAACGTTTCCCAGAGAAATTTGGGATAGCTGAAGAGACCAAATACTCTTCTGAGGTAGAGACCAAATCCTCTACAAAAACTAGTAAGCCGAGCACAGTAGTTGCGCCAGCCACTAGGTCTACCTCTCCAAAAAAAGTCAGACTTACGCCAACGCAGTTACAACTGGCAAAGAAATTTAATCTAACACCAGAGCAATATGCTCGTGAACTTACAAAATTGGAGTCCCAAAATGGCTGAAAATAGAAAACCTCGTGAAATAGAAACTCGTCAACAATCAGTGCGAACAGAATCATGGAAACCGCCAGAGTTGTTGCCAGAACCAGATAAGCAGGAAGGTTTTTCATATCGTTGGATCAGGGTATCTACTTTAAACAGTGCGGATCCCCGCAATCTCTCTGCCAAACTCAGAGAAGGATGGGAACCCGTAAGGGCTGAGGAGCAACCTAAGTTTCAACTATTAATTGACCCCAATAGTCGCTTTAAAGACAACATTGAGATTGGCGGATTATTGCTTTGCAAGACTCCAGATGAATTTGTTGCCCAGCGCAATAAGCATTACCAAAAACAGGCCGAAAACCAAATGGATGCTGTAGACAGCAGCCTTT